CCGCTATGCACATCGGTGGCGACACGTTCCGCAAAGTGAACGAGGCATTTGTTGAGGCACGCAAGGCAAAGCAGTCGGTGCTCGAAGCCGCTGCTGGCGACGTGCTTACCACTGACACGCCTGGTTTGCTCCCTGTGCCAGTTCTCGGCCCAGTGTTTCAGGACTTGAATTACATCCGTCCAGTGGTCGCGGCCGTTGGTGCACGCGCCTACCCGGATGGCGGCTCGTCCAAGACGTTCATTCGCCCGACGTGGACAACGCACACCGCAGTGACCAACCAGACCGGTGAATTGAATGGCGCGGGTGGCGCACAGACCCCCGTGATTGCCTCAAATTCGGTCGGCAAGGTGACCCTCAGTGGCAGTGTGACGCTCTCGGTTCAAGACATCGATTTCACGTCGCCTGCTGCAATGGAGATCATTTTGCGTGACCTCGCCGGCATGTACCTGATCGCGTCGGACAATTACTGCAGCGACCAGATCGTTGCCCAAGGCGGTGCGTCGGGTGTCACTTGGACGGTCAACGCAACCGACCCAAGCGACCTGATCAACAGCCTCTACGAGGTTGCTGAATCACAGCTCGACGCCACCAACTTCTTGCCTGACCACCTGTTCGTTTCCCCGGACGTGTGGCGCAAGCTGTCAAGCCAGTTGGATGCAGACAAGCGACCGGTGTTCCCATACGCCGCCGCTGCTGGTCTGATGGGCGTGAACGGCCTCGGCACGCAGAACATCACCACGATGAACACACTCAACCCGTTGGGCTTGAACCTCGTCGTAGACAAGAACTTCGCTGCTGGCACCATGGTGCTCGCACGCGGAACCGCGATTGAGTTTTACGAGCAAATCCGCGGACTCATGTCCGTTGAAGTGCCCGCATCGCTTGGCCGCACGTTCTCGTACTATGGGTACGTTTCCACGTTCATCGCAGACCCGACGGTCGTCTCCAAGATCACCGTCGCCTGAGTCCGTTAGGAAGGCCCGCAAATGGCCACCTACACGGTCACTAACAAATACCTGCTCGACAACTACGCCGTAGTTCAGCTTCTCACCCCCGCGGAGCTTGAACTCGGCCAGTCGATCACGGTCGCCGGCGTCGACGCGACGTTCAACGGCTCATACACCGTCCGTGCTCTGCCCCAGTACCGCTTCACTGGGGTAGACACGGAAGGCGACCTGCTGTACGACTACCAGGAGCCGATCGCCAACCAAGTGCTGTACGCCAAAACGGCTGCCAACGTGGAGCGTCAAGCCGCCACAGGCACCGTCTCAAGCACGCCGACCTGCACATGGATTACGGCGCAGGACATTGCCGACTGGCTCTATGTCGCCCAGGCTGTAACCGCAGACGTGACGTTCCTGACGATTTGTGCGGCCGCCGCCAACCAATTTTGTTATCGCCGCCGCCAGGAAGCCGGGTATGTCGACTCGTTGACCACGGTGCCGTCACAGGATGTCAAGCTGGGCACGATCATGTACGGCGGTGCGCTGTACCGTCAGCGCGGCTCGATTGACCAATTTGCGTCGTTTGACGCTATGGGCAGCGCGTCCGTCGTCGGTATGTCCCCGATCATCAAACAGTTGTTGGGGATTGACCGCCCGCAGGTGGCCTAGTGGCTGTCCAAACCTTTACCGACCTGTTCAACACCGCGCTGAACAACCTGTCGACATTTCTACGCACCGTGACCGGGCTTCGAGTCGTAACCGACCCGCGCAACCTGCAACCAAACTGCGTGCTCATCCAAGCCCCGTCGTTCACCGCCTGGACAAACGACGCGGTGCGCCTGACATTCCCCATCACGATCGTGGGGGTTGGCCCGGGCAACGAGGACGCGCTACGCACCATCCTGAACACTGTGTCGCAGGTGCTCGCCAAAAACGTGGCTGTGACCGATGGCCGCCCCGTGACGCTCGACATGGGTGGCACGATTGCCCCCGCTTACGAGCTGACCGTAGAAATGTTGGCCCAAGCATGAAATGGGTCGTGGTGTCCCCCCGTGTCGGCACCCCTGGTGCTGAATACGACGTTGAAGGCGCATGGGCTAACAGCATCAATGTTGCCGGACTGATCGCTGGCGGCTTTATTAAACCAGTCGACGAATCCACGAAATCGGAAACCAAATCACCTAAAGTCAAGCGCAGAACGAAGGAGTAACCCCCATGAGCACCACCACCTACCTATCCAACCCGGTTGTGACCGTCAACTCGGTTGATTTGACCAACCAGTGCACCGCGGCCACCCTGACCCGCACCGTCGAAGCGTTGGAAGCAACCGCGTTTGGTGACACGTCCCGCAAATACACGGGCGGATTGCAGAACAACGAAATCACGCTTACCTTGCTCATGTCTTACGCGACCGCCGAAACCTACGCCACGCTCAAGTCGCTCGTTGGCACGACCACGACGGTGCGCGTGCAGCCAGCCTCGCCACCCGATTCGGCCACAAACCCCGGTCTCGTTGTCACGGGCTGCTATTTGGAAAACCTGCCGGTGCTCAATGCCACCCTTGGTGAACTCAGCACCATCGACGTGACGTTCACTGGTGGCGTATTCTCCGAGGACGTAACTCCGTAACCTTGGCTGACTAGATCGGCCCGACACGAAAGGAAGCCATGAAAATCACCATCCGTTACACCCGCAAAGGTGAAACGACCGAAGTATCGACGTCACTGCTGACCGTGGTCGCATGGGAACGCAAATTCAAGCGCAAAGCATCCGACATGGGCAACGGCATGGGCATCGAGGACATTGCATTCTTGGCATTTGAGGCCAGCAAACAACACAAGGTCGTGGAATCGATCGAGGTGGTCAGCGAGGAAACCGAAAACCCTACCCCCGCGGCACCACCCGACGAGCACTAGCAGAACTGCTCGTCTCAAAAGGCTGGTGGCCGCCAGGCATCGAATTTGACGTGGCCGACCTGTTGACGGTCAGTAAGGTGATCGAGGAACAGAACAGGCGGCGCAAATGACCAACGTAGAAGTGATCGGTGTCAAAGACGTCATCAAAGAACTGCGCCAACTAGACCCCGAACTACGCAAACAGTTCAACCGGGATGCCCGCAAAGTCGCTGAGCCGATCATCAACGAGGCTAAAGGCAACTACCCGGATAAATACCTGTCAGGCATGGCTCGGATGTGGTCACAGCGCGGCCGCAAACTGTTCCCGTACAGCCAGCGGGACGCGCAACGCGGCGTAGTATTCAAGATTGACACTGGGCGGCGCGCCACCAGCGTCCTCACCGTTATCCAAAAGAACCCTGCCGCAGCGATCATTGACATGGCTGGCAAAGCGGGCGGCAGCAACGAGCAGGGCGCACGGTTCAGCCGCCAATTATTTGGCAGCCCGTCTCGAGTCATGTGGCCCGCAGCCGAATCCAAACAAGCTGAAGTCACTGATGCCATGATGGAGTTGGTCAAAGAGGCAGCCCAAACAGTCGAGAACCGAATCGTGGTCATTAAATGAGCATCCGCATACCGATCATTAGCGAGTTTGACGGTAAAGGGATTGAGCGCGCCCGCAAAGAGTTTGCAAACCTTGAGACGGCGGGCGAAAAAGCAGGGTTCCTAGTCAAAAAGGCGTTCTTGCCGGCAACAGCCGCGATTGGCGGTTTGGCAGTTGTCCTAGGTGACGCAACCAAGGCTGCCGCTGAGGATGCTGCCGCGCAGGCACAGTTGGCGTTGACGCTTCGCAATACGACGGCCGCCACGGATGCCCAGATTGCCGCGGTTGAGCAATCCATTAGTGCCATGTCGGCTGCGTCGGGTATCGCGGACGATCAGTTGCGCCCGGCATTTGAGGCATTGACTCGAGGCACCAAAGACATCGGTATTACAACCCGCGACATGTCGCTGGTTATGGACATTGCGACCGCTACCCAACGGCCGCTGGTGGACGTGGCAAATGCCCTGGCGATGGCCTACCAAGGCAACACTCGAGGGCTACGCACCCTGACCCCTGAAATGGCGGCACTCATCAAAGAGGGTGCGTCAATGGACGAAATCATGCAAGTTCTCGGTGGCACATTTGGTGGAGCCACCAAGATTTTTGCCGAAACAGCCCAAGGCGGGTTTGCCCGGCTGTCCAATTCGATCAACGAAACCAAAGAAGCGGTCGGTGCCGCGCTGCTTCCGATCGTTGAAAAGGCATTGCCGATCCTGAACAAATTTGCGAACTGGGCACAAAGCAACCCCAAAGCGTTTTTGGCGATCGCCGGCGCAATCGGCGCAGTGGCCACCGCCATTGTGGCAGTGAACGTCGCAATGATGCTCAACCCATTCAGCCTGATCGCGGCCGGCATTGCGTTGCTGGTGTCCGGGTTGGTGTATGCGTACAACAAATTTGAGTGGTTTCGCACTGGAGTCAACGGTTTGATCAACGTCATGTTGGGCGGCGTGGAAGCTTGGGCGAACGGCTGGATTCGAGCAATCAATCTTGTAA